CCTGGCCGAGTTTGTGGACTGGTCGGGCGTCGCCTTCTTCAGCCTTAAGTCCCTCCTCGTGGATGGTCAGCCCATCGCCTGGCCCCAGCGCTGCGATGGTGTGTTCGCGGTGGTGGACTCGGCCGCCAAGACCGGGACGGACAACGACGGCACGGCGGTCACCTTCTACGCGCTGGTGAACGGTGCTCCCTCCCCGCTCCTGATCCTGGACTGGGAGGTCGTTCAGATTGAGGGCGACCTCCTGGACAAGTGGCTGGGCAGCATCTTCATCCGCCTGGAGGCCTTCGCCCGGGAGCTGAAGGCCCGGGGCGGCTCGCTCGGTGTCCACATCGAGGACAAGAGCACCGGAACCGTCCTGATCAAGCAGGCTCAGCGCCGCGGTTGGGACGCCCACCAGATTGACTCCAAGCTGACCGCCATGGGCAAGGACGAGCGGGCGCTGAACGCCTCCGGCTACGTCTACACGGGCAAGGTGAAGATTACCCAGCCGGCCCACGACAAGGTCTCGGTCTATAAGGAGGTCTCCCGCAACCACTTCCTGCACCAGGTGACCGGCTTCCGGATTGGTGACAAGGACGCGGCCAAGCGCGCGGATGACCTGTTGGACACGTTCACCTATGGCGTATCGATCGCCCTAGGTGACCCGGAGGGCTGGTAATGATCATCAGCTTCGGGGCCGTCATCTGGGGGATCGCCACCTGTGTCCGCTACCGGCCGCCCGCGCGGGTGGTCGTGGCTGTGGCCGTCTATGTGGCCCTGATCGTGGGGGCCGCGAATGTCGTCTGAGCTCAACCAGAACATCTCCCTGGGCAACAGCCTCGATCAGCTGATGACCGCCAAGGACATCACGCCCGGAGACGAGCCCTCTTACCAGCTGTGCAAGACCATCTACACGCTTCACCCCCTCGGGGGCAAGATGGCCGAGGCCCCGATCACGATGGCCCAGTCACAGCAGCGTGAGATCACCATCCCCAACTCGCCCGAGACCCGCTGCCGGGAGCGTTTCCTGGAGGTGTGGGAGGAGCTGGAGGCGGACCGCCACATCTTCAACACCATGGTCCTGAGCCGGGTATACGGCGTCTCGGTCCTGGTCACGATGGTGCGGGACTTGGCCCCCAACGTGGCCGTGGACTACCGTGAGCTGGCCCGGCGGGACGTGACCCACAGTGAGTGGGACCCGCTGAACACCGCCGGCTCGCTCGTCCTGAACCAGGACCCGAATGCCTTTGACTTCCAGAAGAAGACGGGTGCGGTTGTCGTGCAGGGGGCGTCCTACCATCCCTCCCGCACCATCGTCGTCATGAACCAGAACCCCATCTATATTGACTACACGACCTCGGGGTATGGCTACGTCGGCCGGTCCTGCTACCAGCGCGCCCTGTTCCCCCTGAAGTCCTTCATCAATACCATGGTCACGGACGACATGGTGGCCAAGAAGGCTGGGCTGCTCATCGCCAAGCTGAAGCAGGCCGGGAGCGTGATCAACAACCTCATGGCCAAAGTCGCGGGCCTGAAGCGGAACATGCTCAAGATCGGAGAGACGGGCAACGTCATCTCCGTCTCGGCCGATGACAACGAGGACATCACCTCCCTCAACCTCCAGAACCTGGAGGGTCCGGCAGCCATGGCCCGGAAGAACATTCTGGAGAACATAGCGGCGGCCGACGACATGCCGGCCCTGCTGCTCAACTCGGAGACCTTCGCGGAGGGCTTTGCAGACGGCTCCGAGGACGCGAAGGCCGTCGCTCGCTACGTGGACCGGTGGCGCGTGAAGATGAAGCCCCTGTATGATCACTTCGACAAGGTGACCATGTACCGGGCCTGGTCCGAGGAGTTCTACAAGACCATCCAGGCCGAGTTCCCAGAGTACGAGGGCGTGCCCTACAACAAGGCGTTCACGGACTGGTGCAACTCCTTCTCCGCACAGTGGCCCTCGCTCCTCACCGAGCCGGACAGCGAGAAGGTCAAGGTGGACGACGTCAAGCTGAAGGCGGCCATCGCCATCGTGGAGTCGCTCCTCCCTGCCCTGGACCCGGTCAACAAGGCCTCGGTCATCGAGTGGCTGGCGGACAACCTCAATGACATGAAGTTCCTGTTCACCAACCCGCTGATCCTGGACATCGACGCGCTGGCCACCTATGAGCCGCCCCAGCCCGTGGCCGCCGGTGGCGAGGGTGATCAGCCCGAGAACGAGGGCTCTCAGTTTGCCAAGGCTGACTCGGAGCGCGTGGGCGCAGCCCTCGCCCGCTACAACGAGGCCGTGAACCGCCTCCAGGCTCGCTCGGAGCAGAACCTCCGCCGCAGGCAGTCCCAGAACATCACCCGGGGCAAGGCCTCTCCCAACGTGGTCGCTCTCGTGGACCACGCAATCCGGCAGGGGGCGAAGTAGATGGCACCCGGCCCGCACCGCGAGTTCTTTCAGGTCCTCACCGACGCCATCAACGACCTGGTGGCCAACGGCTTTGATTCCATGGACCGGGTCAATTACTGGGCCTCACAGTTGGAGGCTGCCGCCCGGCGGGCCTCTGCCGACCCCGCTCGTCTGGAGCAGCAGCTCTCGGACGCGCTCCACGCGATCTATCGTCGCCAGGTGGAGCTGGGTGGTGTCCTCAAGACACACCCAGGGGTCGGACGCTTTGTTCTGGAGCGGGTCCGCCCCGCCCTTAGGGCCGAGCTGGACCGCCGCATCCTGGCGAGCGCCAACCTGATCAAGCTCAACCGTGAGGCCACGATTGAGAAGACCCTCCAGAGGTTCAAGGGCTGGTCCACCTCCCTGCCCCCCCGGCCGACCCCCAAGTCCACAGACAAGCCGGAGGTGAAGCAGAATATCGCGAAGGCCCTGAGCCAGTTCAAGTTTGAGGAGCGGCGGGTGCTGGTGGACCAGGGGCACAAGCTCTCGGCCGCCATCTCCCACACCGTGGCCGCAGGCGGGGGGGCCATCGCGTGCGTGTGGCATTCGCACTGGCGGCAGGCCGGCTACAACTATCGCGAGGAGCACAAGGAGCGGGATGGCGTCATCTATCTCCTCCGCTCCAGCTGGGCTGCGGACAAGGGGTATGTCAAGCCAGGTGAGGGCGGCTACTACGACGACATCACGGCCGTGGCCGAGGAGCCCTTCTGCCGGTGCAATGCGCAGTGGCTCTACCACCTTCGGGAGCTGCCCCCAGAAATGATAACTAAGAAGGGCCAGGAAGCCATGGAGGCGGCCCGCCGGGCCGTCATGGCGGCCTAAGGGAGAAGAGACATGCACACGTTGACCCTCATCCTCGTCGTCATCATCGTCCTCGCTCTCCTGGGCGGAGGTCTCGGCTGGCCGGGCACCAGCGTCGGGGGCCGCAACTATTATGGTGTCGGCCCCTATTGGGGCGGAGGCGGCCTGGGGCTGATCCTCCTGATCATTCTCATCCTCGTCATCCTCGGGAGGCTCTGAGCCATGGGCCTGGAGGAAGTCGTCCACTCAATGCGGGCCGAGCCGGCGGCCGAGGTCACGCGGCCCCGGGTGACGCGGCGCCGTGTGACCGTGGCCCAGGCCATGCATGTGCTGGCAACTCTTCCGCAGGACGCCATCGTGACTTCATTCACGGTGGACCTCCTGGAATTGAGGGAGGAGCCAGATGCCACTTGAGAAGGGATCAGGCCGGGAGGCCTTTGAGCACAACGTCAAGGCCGAGATTGCGGCCGGCAAGCCCCAGAAGCAGGCAGTGGCGATCGCCTATGCCCAGCAGCGGGGAGACGCGGACCAGCAGACCTTCCTCGTGCACGTCAAGAGCAAGGTGACCCCCAACGGGGAGCGTGACGTGGAGGTAAAGGCCGCCTCCAAGGCCGAGGCGGTCAAGAAGGTCAAGGACTCGCTGAGGGGCGAGGAACAGCGCTGGGCCTCCGTATTCGCGGACTCAGACTTCACACCAGCACCCAGATCAGACGGGGAGACGGCACGAGCCGGACGAGTCATGGACAGCACCATTCTTTCGAAGGTCGCGGACGCAGCCCTGCGTGTCGCGGATCGCGCCTCCCGCTTCATGGACTCGCTGGAGTCCCGGGCTGATGCCGATATGCCCAACCCGTTCAACCCCACGGGGAAGACGGCCAAGCCAAACAAGATTGGCAAGACGGCACGGGAGACAACGCCTCCGGTCAACGAGTACCCTACAGGTCACCGGACGCCCCTGCCCTCCAACCGCATGGACGCGGACGAGTCCACCTCCGAGGTGGACAAGCTCAAGGCCACCAAGGAGCGCGACATGGCGCGCCGGGAGGCCCAGCGCCGGGTCGTGGACCTGGAGGCTAAGGTGGAGGCCGCCGCAGCCGAGGCCGGACAGAAGCTGGAGGCCGAGCTGGCCGAGGCGAAGGCCGCGCTCGCGGCTCTGGAGGGCACGGACGAGGCCCGCGAGGACGCAGACAACGGACCCCTCACCCGTGAGAGTGGTAAGTTTGAGCTGCGGGACGTGAACGGCAAGGTGATTGAGTCCGGGCTCACTCCCCTCAAGGCCAAGGACAGGCAGAACGTCCTTTGGAAGACGGTCAAGACAGACATCTACCACGAGGGTGGCGAGATTTACGGGCACAAGAGACTCTGATGGCCAAGGA